GACTTAGATGGGTTTGCCGCTAGACTTTCAGCTATAGTTACAGGATCTGCGTCTGCGTCCGCATCGCTAGTGTCAAAGTCTACATCTTGTGTAAAGTTTTTAACACTTACGTCTGTTACGTTTACAGTATCAGTCTTAGTAAGTTGTATATCAAAGTCATCAACAGCGTCAGTAGGTGTAGCTGTATCCGAATACGCAGGCCGTACATCAAATAAGTTTACAGCTTCTGAAGCTGTAACAGTATCTGTCTTAGCTATATCAGGGTTATTTTTAATACCTTCCACAGCAGTAAGCGAGTCACTAAACCCGCCATGTGTAAAGTCTTTAGCATCTGAGTCGGCCACTGATGTAGCATCGTTATCGGCTATGTCGGCAAGTGTAACCTCTTTAGCGTCTGATTCAGACGCCGTAGCTGTGTCAGTAAGCCCTTTGTTTATGTCGAAATCGTCGATAGCGTCTGATGCTGTAACTGGGTCAGGATCTACATCAGCGTCAGATAGGTCAAAATCTACGTTAGATGTAAACGTCTTAACATTCGACTGAACCGCAGTAACATCATCTGTGCTAACTTGTGTAAAGTCTTTAGCTAGTGCTTCTGTAGCTGTAACCGTGTCATCAAACTCAGTCGTCACATCAAAGCGGTCAATCGCCTCAGAAGCTGTTGCTGTGTCTGTTGCAACCTTATTAACATCAAAATCATCAACAGCATCGCTAGCAGCTACCGAGTCTGTTTTAGCTATGTCTGGATTGTTTGCTATAGCTTCTGAAGCAGTCGCAGTATCAGTAGCTACTTTATCAATAGCCTTAGCATCTGCTTCAGCCATTGTAACTGGATCAGGATCTACGTCAGCATCGCTAGGATCAAAATCAATAAAATCAGTAAAGACAAATACTTTTGCTTCTACAGCGTTTACTGAATCAGTAAGTACTTTATCTACATCAAATATAGGGTCAGAGTCTTCTGGAAGAGCTTCGTCGTCTTTAGAGGTGTCAAATGCTTTTTGTAGTAGTGTAGTAAAAGCATCTGGTTCTCCGGTATCCCCGTCACCTACAGTAACACTTTCAGATGGTAAAAAAGTTTGAGGAACTGTTTCAAAAGATTCGCCGGTTCCTTCACGATCAAAGAAAATTAGTCTAGGAGTATCTCTTGCTTCTACAGCAAGATACTGGGGCCGACCAACAGTAGCAGTTGTGTAGCTAACAGACGCAGCTGCAACGTAGTAATCAACCCTGTCTACTGCTAACCTTATGATCATGCAAGGCTATCTCTCACTCTAAAAGATAATGTTTCAAACACAGTTTGAGTGCCTACTCCGGTAGTAGTTACTACAACCTCACCCTCATAAGCACCTGCAGTAGCGCCTATTAAAGCCCCGCCGGAAAAGTCAAACTGTACTTTACCATCTACACCTGTACCTAAATTGTTTGCCGGAATGGTATCTATAAGCGTGGTGCTGTCTTTTTTCCTAAACCTAACAGCTACGCTAACAGTAGATGGTGAAAGATCTATCGGATCACCGGTAGCGTCATCGCTAAGTGTCAAAACAATTACTGGTTTTGCGTCTCCTGATACTAATCTAATAACGTCTGCCATATTTCACCTCACGCAAATCTTGGATATTGTACGCGCATAGAGCCTCTACCAGTGCCTAGATTAGCCCTTGCCCTGCGTTCAGCAATCTGAAAAGCAAATTGCTTAGCATGATAAGAAGCTAGCTCTCTGTCGCTCCATGTTCGTTCTGGAAGCACAAGAAGATGCTGCAATGCTCCGTGCATTATCACGTTTTCTAAATCATCTAATACTGATTGCTCCATCTCTGTAGCATCGCGTAAGGGCTTACAAGCAATAATCATACGAACATCATAGTTTGTATCCCCATCAGGGATAGGAGCTACTGCAAAATTATCAACATCAATAGTAGTAATATACCTTGGCTCAGCTTCTTCATCAGTGCTAGTAAACGGCCACTTGGGGTATATGTCGTGCAGCTGATCCAACGACACAGGCTTCATTTTATTACCATTTACAGTCGCTGTAATTATTGCGTGTACTTCAGCAAAGTTAGGCGGGTCATATGGATAGTCGTGAATACCTTGCGTTAGACGAATTGGAGGTTGCTCATGCCGCCACGCTAAAGTACGCTCACACGCCTGTATTGCTGCATCCCGCACATATTGCTCTACGACTACGTTAGGAGCGCCAGGAACGCTAGGAGCAAGTCTAGTAACAATTTCAGAGAATTTTCTAGCTGGCATTATACAACATCCTCCTCTTGTAGACCGCCGCGTTCAGGATCAGTGATCGAACGGCTCTGCGCTGCTACGCCTAGAGCTTGTGTAAATGACTGCTGGAACAACTGCGCTCGTTGTGAATTAACGTGTTCGTTATCTACTGACTCTGCAATAAACACTGTAGCGTCTATGACAACAGGTTCGTATGCGTCTGGCAGCAACTCTACCGGCGTTACACCGTCATAATCAGGCGGGGTTTTTGAGTATTCACCGACAAGAATTTGATTAGCGGGAGCCTTGGGGTAGATAAAAAATTTATTAGGGTTACGCACATGGCGCATAAAGTTTACAGCTGGGCCAGCTGTGTCATTCATCCAATGTGGGTAGGCTTGATCTAATGCTTCACGATTTGTCTCAATGATACCATCGCCGCCTTTTACTGAGTATATTTCGATTAGCCGTATCGAATCAGACGGCGTAGATTGAACAACCTCGTCATCTGTGCATGGAATATCTCCGATGAAAGCAAAGAGGTCAGGTCTCAATACAGCAATACGTTTCAATGCTTGGTTTGCAAAGCCTAGCAACACAGGATCACTGTAACGCAAAGGTGTATTGGTATCTTGGATGATACGCCTAACCTCTAAGATTACATCGTCTAAAATCATTTTTCAGTCCATGCTTCATTTTCAGGTGTCGAAGGGTCATCTGCAATATAATGTCCCTTGCTGTCTCGTGCCCTTTCTAACCCCCGTGCGGCTTCTTCTGCAAGCTCAGGTGGAGTAGTATCAGGCTCTTCTGGGATCTTTGTTTCTAGCTTTACCTTAGCCTTACGACCTTTTTGTTTTTTAGGGATAAACTTTTCTGGGAAAGCTTGTTCCTCTGTGACTTCTTCGGTCTTCAGCTAGGATTTCATCCCACTCATAAATTTCACCGTCTCTTATGTTTCTTAGCCATCGTGTCATTTTGTCCTCCTTATGACTTCCAGCTTACACGGCTGGATGAATTTTTCTTACGCATTGCTGTCTTTGCCGCTGCAGTCTTACACTGCGCCATAGTAGGGCGACAAGCAGGATACCCTCTTTTACTATCACTTTTTGACCCACTTCGTCCACAAGGTTTACCAGTTTTACAATCTACCCAGCCCTTACCTTTGTTCTGGGAAAACCACTTGCGGAGGGATGCACCCTTTTTACTTTTTCTTACGGCCACTTTTATTACCCCAGTTTGCTGCCCCAACCTTTCGGCACTTAGCCAAGGCTCCTGAGGCGTAAGCCGAGGGCCAAACTTTATACCGCGCCTTTACTTTATAGTAACAAGCGTCTTTTTTAGATTTTGCTTTAGGAGCTGCCATGTTATCACCATTTCTTACATGACCAGTATCTTGCGGTCATCTTTGAGGGCGGTCTACTATCGCAGCCATGTCTTGCGCGGAAGTTTTTACGCCGCCCAGGTTGATTCTTTTTAATCTTCATGTTGGCATCTCCGAACCGAATTATTTTTTCTTTGCCGTTCTGACATGCCTTAACAACAAACTTTTTACCCCCAGAAACTTGACGTTTGGGTTTATTACAGGCCATTTTAGACTTATCAATTTTTGCCATTATGAACCTTCTGTATTTCAAACGTGGCTTTTAAGCTAGCACCTTTATGAGGTTTGTAACCTGCAGGTGGGTTTTTCATTAGCTTATAGCCTTTACCAGCTTTCATCCAATGGTAACCTTTTGGTGCTTGAACTGCTTTTTTCGCCATAACTAATCCTTTGCAAGAAAGGGGGCCGAAGCCCCCTATCCAATTTATGAGCAATCAACCATTACTGCTGTAATAGACATAACTGCAGTAGCAGCTGCGTTATTCAGCGTAATGTCGATTGTGTCTGCTGCAGTGTAGTACTTACCAGACTCATAAGCGTCAGTGCCAGCAACTGTAAGATATGCAGCTGCTGCGTTGCCGTTTACA